CCAGCCCAGAATCTCTTGCCGTCTGCCTTCATGCGTTCGCGAAGGACTTGTGATAGATTTTTTTCCAATTGTTATTCTCCGAGTTATAAGACGTGGATGTCTATGTGTTAATTGTAAACTATTTAGATTGACTTGTCAATAGATTAATTGATTTGTGACCCATCTAATTAACCTATCTGCTATAACTTGATGGCCCAGTTGATTGGGATGGCCACCACTACTGCTAAACAATTCATGTCCTCGTTCCATACTGGTAAATTTCACTCCCAGTATGTCAGCACAAGTTACCTTGCCATTCTCATACATGTATCTAGTGTCTACTTCAGACCAAAATTTTATCTTTTGCCAGCCAGCAACAAATAGTGCATTTACCCTGGCTTCTCTGCAAATTCCTTGCACAGTCAAGATAGCAGTGTTCACAGCATAATCGTGTGCGGCATCGCTAGAAAAATACTTGTAATACAATTCGTTTAGATTGTGTTCTGTGGGATTGGCATTGGGCACAGCCACTCCGTTGGGTTGCAAATGTACCAGCCGATCATGCCAGGTCATGTGACGTTGTTGAGAAGTCAAAAACACCAATACAGTGTACCTATTGTCTGGATTTTCTCTTTCAGTGCGGTACTTGTCTAAAAAGCCTTTGAGTTGCAACACTGTGTGAGGAATGCTGGATCCAGGTACTGCAACATTATCCACACTGGTCACATTCAAACGGTCACCAATGATCTGGCCAAATGATTTTTCGCCTGGCTCAAGTTCTGCACCATATGCCCAACTGTCTCCTAAAATAGCAAGTCTATGAATCATTCTTATCAAACTCTGTTTCCACGCGGCTGTACCAAGCATCTACGTCTCGTGCATATTCTCTCAACAGATTATAGTTGTTTTCAATGCGTGTGGACAACTGTTGTTTTAACTCACAACATTGTCCCACAGTCAATTGATCTAGCCTGTGTATTTCTTTCAGCACAGCATGTAATCTCTGATCTTCATCTGTGATGTTGTCATAACTGTGTGTGACAATGTCATCAAACACATCAAACCCCAGTTTACGCACTTCAGCAACCAGACCAGGAACTGCAAACCAAATTGGAATTTGTCTCAAGCCAAATGCCTTGAATGTTTTTTCACTGATAAAATGACTGCGCCACACGCCAACATCAGACTGACTGCCAGACTCTGCAACAATATTGAACATGCAGGTTTTGAACATGCTGTTGGTTTGGTCATGTTCTAGCCCAGTTGATCGTTCCACAATCCCATCCAACAACAGCGGCAATTCTCTTGGTATAATTTCTCGGTATTCGTTGGTAATGTTATTGGCACCCATGCTACCAAAGCTGAGTCTGACACTAGAGATGTCCGTCAACCCAGCAGCAAGTCTAGCACGACTTATACTGGGCCTACGAATCAAACACAAAAACTTTGTGTCAATGCCAGTAGCGGCACCAGACGCATCAAGACGATCAAACCAACCGGCAAAATTTGTTAGAAAAGTAGGTTGCGACAGTGCTTTGTACGAAAGGCCATCAACGTCAACCACAGCGTTGAATACCACCAGGATATCTTCAACTGGTAGTGTTTGCAAATACGTAATTAGATTGCCGATCACTTTGTCACACTGGCCTTCGGCTCTAAAATCTACTATGAGTTTTTTGCCGTGCAAGTCGGCTCGTGACATTCCGCTGGTTGCTAAATCTTGTTCTACTCTAGGACCAGGGTTATCAAGATACCATTGTGCCATGTGCAATGCACCATAATGCACAAGATTGCGTCTTGAAAAACTAAACCACTTCATTCAACAATCTTGATATTTCTTAGATCAGGATATGGCACATACACAGGTTTAGGATTGTGTTCCTTGACACCTTGTAGCAATGCCACACCTTGAATGGCATCTTCAATACTGGGCTTGTAGTGATAGCCCACATGAAATGTCTTTTGGTCCTGCCAAGGTGCCACAGTCAAGTCTCTGCCATCATAGCGTTGGCGCAATATGGTTTCATATGCTTTTTTATCATCCAACAATATAGCACCACCATGCCCAATAGCCAATGGCTTTGTATGTCCAAAACTCAAACACTGCATGGTGCCTGGCCGATACATATCCTGTTCCAATCTGCGAGCTGAGTCCCAAATTCTAGTGTAAGTGAATTCATACTCGCCTTCCCAATGCTGCCAGTCAATATCGTGATAGACATAGTGAATGCCTAACTTGTGCATGGTCATAGGAATGCTCAAATAAGTGTAAGGTGTAAACTTACAAGCTCGTACTCGATCATATCGCAAGCAAAGTTCAATGGCATGTGTACAGCAATCAGTCATGATTGCATACGGTGCTCCTGTGAACTCTGCTAGTTCTTCTTCAAACTTTTTTATCTTGTCGAACATACCAGTTCCATGCGTGTTGAATCATGTCATCTAGCTCATAATGACGCCATGCTCCTGCTATCAAATTAAACTTTTCTGAACTGGCAGTAAGTACAGGAGGGTCACCGGCTCTACGCTTGCCAACAACAACATTCAATGGTTGTTGTGTTTCATCAAGTGCGGCTTCAATAATGCCGTGATTGCTTGTGCCCATGCTGGAGCCAAGATTGTAAACGCCCGCAGGGATTTTGTGATATAACGCCAGAACGTGGGCCCGGGCAATATCATCCACATGCACGTAATCACGCACACATGTACCATCCTCAGTGGGGAAATCGTTTCCGTTTAACACAAAATCTTTTTGATCCCTTATGCTTTCAAGCACTCTAGCAATAATATGTGTGGCACCAGGCTCTTGACCATGCCTGCCTTTGGGGTCTGCACCACATGCATTGAAATAGCGAAAACTAACATAGTCAAGACCGTATGCCCGGTGATAGCTTTCCAGCATCATGTCAATCATCAGTTTAGATTCGCCATAAGGACTAACAGGTTCGTTGGGATCCACTTCATGTATGGGATTCATGACGGGCTCACCGTATGTGGCTGCTGAACTTGAAAACACCAATCTACAACGAGGCATGCTTTGTTTAACAATATCCAACAACTTCAATGTTTTGGCCACATTGTTGTTGTAGTATTCTGAAGGGTTCTGTACTGAAGGCCCCACAAGGCTGGTGCCAGCACAATGAATGATAGCATTGGGTTGCTTTTGTATGATCCAACTCAGTGCTACATCACTTGCAAAGTCCTGATACAAGAATCCATCGGGCACACCTCTAAGATGTTCAGGAGGCTGTCTGCGATCAATGCCGTATACTTCATGCCCGGCATCTTTCAATGCCAGCATGGTCTGACCACCAATGTACCCGGCTGATCCAGTTACAATTACAATCATTTTTCAATCTTTACAACTTGATATTTTTCGTGAGAAGCGTGGTCACGATAGCGGTTGCCCGCTCTATTCCATTGCTCACCGCTACCACTAATAATATCAATAACGCGATCCACAGTGGCATTGTTCCAATCTGAAATAAGTCCCATGTTGTGGTGCGGCTCGCGAAGTAGGTTTTGCATTTTGTGATAAGCATCATCTATGCTCCAGGGAATATACAGTCTATTGGGATCGTTCGCGAAGGTTTCAGGAAAACTGCGATACGCTGGATATAGCACATTGCATCCAACAGTATCGGCCTCTGATACGGTGTTTGAAACCCAATCTTGTAAAGCACAATTAAACAACACACGAGTATTGTTGAGATGACTATAGTATTCATTCTTGCTTATATTGTCGTAGATCTTGAGCTTGCCTTCTGCCTCCATACGGAGGGCACGTTCAATATAGTCTGGATTGTTGGATCGGAGAGGTCCGCCACTGTATATTGCAAACTCACACGGTTCGGAGGTAAGCTCACCATACATCTCAATAAGGTCCATGAAGAATCCAGGTTGTTTTTCCTGATCGAAACGGGCTGCAAAACCCACTCGTCTCGGTCTTTCAGCAAACGGCGTGATATTCTCTGTACCGCCAATTCTTTCCAGAACCTCTGATTTTCCAAATGCCAGACCGGAAATGTTGTAGATTGGAGCAGTCCATCCAGCGATGCGCATGTGCGCGACCATTTCTTCATTGGTAGCCAATACTGCACCCCCCGAGAAAGCCACCATCTCATTGACCATTTGTTCATACAAGTTCATCCACTTTGCCATACCCCACACATGCACAAAGTCATCAGGATCAATGGCCTGTGCCAAACAACGAACATAAATCTTTGGACATTGTTCTTGTGGAATCTGATTCATGATGTAACCAAGGCTTTCAAAGCCCGGCTGGAACATGTCTTCAAAGTAGATCACATCGTCACCGGTAACATCGCCGTTCTTCATGAGCTGAACCAAGTTCATCATTTGGCTCATGGCAAAGAAACTGCGTCCGTGTGCGTCTAACACTTGACCTACTGAGATAGCTTGTGTGTTGTCAATTGTAGTGCCAGGCACATACACAACATCAAGACCTCTGCGGTCAAACACACGTCGATTCCACTCTGTGAGTTGTAGTGTGTAGCGGGCTTCATAACTTTCCAAGCCCATGTAAAATAGTTTTCTCATTGATGTTCCTGTAAAAATTTTATCACTGTGGGTTTTAAATGTTCTGCAAACAGTACATTGCCTTTGAAGTTTGGATGAACATTGTTGAACAAATCTTGTGTTTCAAGTTGTTTCCAAAAAAAGAATGTGTCCCACACACTGTCTACCAAACTTGGTTCTGGATCGATGTTAGGGGTTTCGTGCATGAACCTGTGTATAACTTCAGCACCCCAACAATGATGCATATCAAATTCTGTGCCATCGTTTAGTATAACACAAACCGACCCATTATTAATAGTCATTCCGGCTTTGTCTGCTAGAAATTTTTGCCAGGAAAGATGTCCTATAGTAATGTTTGGATAATTGCAATTAACAATGTCACTGTGTGCTCCAATTAACAACACAGGTTTATTTAAACTGTTGATTTTGTTCAGACAAAATTGATTGCATTCTTCCCAAATATCTTTCCAGTCTGAACGCTGAATAAATTCTTTGAAAGTTAACTTAGTTGCATCTTGTAAACACAAAATAGGTTCATTATAGATCCAAATTACAGGTACATTAGGCGATCGTACCAATCTAATATAACTTCCCAACACACTAGTTCCAGATTGAGCATGGTCATAGAACTCAAACCCCCATTCCTTGGCAAGATTAGTTGTTGGTACATCCAGCGGCCAACTAGATGCCGCCCAACTTGGTCCAGTGTATGTAAATTTTTTCATCAGCCACTTAGTTACGAAATGCTCCGGCAAAGCGACGAGTGTCTTCGTCCCACATGTTCTTGGCATTCTTGCCTTGTGAAAACTTGTTGAACTGCTGCCAGGCATAACTCTTAAAGTTATACAAATCGGCTTCGTTGTAACGATAACCGTAGTCTTGGCAGAACTCCTGGAAGTGCTCAAGATGCTCAAAGAGCTCGGCCACACGTGGGTTAGATTTAATAGCGATTTTTGCCATTTTGTTTCCTATTAGATAGCAATGTTAATACTAGGGCGGTGAGTTTCATACTTAATAAGAGCTCCGTTTTCACCATCTTCGGAGACCTCAATCCAGACTGAGCGTTCTGGATACCGTGCGGCAATTTGCAAATACAAATCGTCTGACATCATTTCACATGACTTGTAGTCGAGTTGGACGGTTCCTGACTCGTAGAGTTTTTGTAGCCATCGTTTGAACTGGATGAATTCAATGTCTCGATCATTGTGTACAACATCAATCCACACCCGGAAGTGGAAGATATGACGGTGAGGAGTACCAAGGAAACTAACATCATACTCATCGCCCGTCTTAAGGGCTGGATCTGTTGCGGCTGCGGGGTAGAAGTGGATGCCTTCTTTTTGGAAGGTAACCCAGATTCTTCTTTGTGCGGCATATTTGATTCTTTCAATTTGTTCACGTTCATCTTGTATCATTTGATTACTTCATCCTTTGTGTATTGGTCCCAAGAGGTAAATGTTTTTCTATCCAGCAAGTCATGCAGGCTGTGACACCATACTCCTGGGTTGGTTGCTTTGAAATCTTTGTCGTCTAGCTTGATAGTGGCATTGTAGCCTAGCAGTTTAATATAAGGCAGTTTCACTGAAATCATAGGAACAAATTGTGCTTGTTCGCACAAGCTACCTTCGCACAATCCTTCCACAGCACTTGAATCAAGATCCAAGGTACACCAGTATCCTCGATCCAGCCACGGTTGAATCATCTGTTCCCAGGCAGTCCAGACTCCAGCATCGTTCATAGTGGGGTTTGGAAAACTTTGATTGGCGCCAAAGTAGATGTGTGTGATTGGATTTTTACTCTTGTGGTCTGACTCACCCAGTTGCCACATGATTTGATCTGCATCTTGCAGTCCGACCACAAACAATGTACGGTGACCGGCTACAGGACTGGCCTCAACTTCTGTACCTACAAAGAAATTGGTATCTTCGTGTCCGGGTCTATTCATAATGTAATCTCAAATAAGTTAGATAAATGTTTGTTGTTTGCTTTTTTGTCTGTCTTAGTTTTTTTCATGCCAGGGTGTACCTTTTTATTTTTAAATTCAGTAGCATCAAAAATTGATCTTGGCACAAAGAAACGATCCATAACTCCAGATACTTTGGTATAACTTTTACCAAGGTCATTGCCGTTAAAATCACACATCACATAATCACCTAACCCCATCATAAGATTGATAATATCATTGCAAGTGTACCCAAATCGTTTACAATGTGTATCTCGCAGTTCGACCTGAACCACGGGTTGATACTTAGCAATGGTTTGTGTTGCACCTTCTAATGCAAACAGTTCAGAACCTTCAATATCAATCTTAATAAGATCAACATTTTCAAACCCAAAACTGTCAAGTGTGCGTTGCTCTGCAGTCTGTGTGGGATTGTTGGTAGTTTTGCCATCAAGTAACACAGCATCACCGCGACTGCACTCGTTGGTTTTTTGTTCCATGGTAATAATTCCAGCGACTTTACCTAATGCATATTCAAAAAACTCAATCTCTCCTATCAAGTCAAGACTGGCAAATGTGCCATTGGGGAACTTGAACCAGCCATCTGGACGATCCGGCTGATGTCTTACTTGTTGCAGTTTGCTATCCCAATAACGACCTTGAAGTTTTGCATTTTTTGCAATGTCTACATTGAGTTTCATTAGTTCCATGCTAGACTGCATGGGCTCAAAGGTTTTTACATGTTGGCACCAGGTGGCATATTCAATTGCGTTCATGCCAATGTTGCCACCAATGTCAATTACAGTTCTTGCATTAGGTAGCAAGCGACGATTCATTACCAAATTGCGAGCCTGGTATGGACCGTTTTCTCTTGCCATACGCTGTTCATAAAGTTTGTCATTGTCCCAGATCCAATATTGCCTGCCTATGCGGTTTGTTACTAGTTTTTTGTTGTTGATATCAAATAGTTGTGCCATGTTGTTGCCTTATAAAGAAATCCTGCATACATATTTAACAGTATACAGGATCACGAGAGAGAAAGCAAGAGTTACTTCTTCTTTTTCCAACGATCTTTGAAGGCATCAGGGCACCATCTGGTTGCAATTTCCATTGGATCATTTTGAGCCAATACATCTAATGCTTCAGGAGTCAAATCGATTAACTTGCGTTCTGTCGAACCAGGAGTTATATTGTAGAGACTCTGCTTTGTTTCTTCCCTAACATCTTCAAAATTTGAATCAGGAAGATCTTCAAACAAGCAAATAAATTCCTTGTAGTAAGAATTACGATTCCATCTATTATAGGTTACTTCTTGTATTGTTGCATTGGTTACGTCAATGAATCTTCCGTCAACATACTGTAACACTCCGTCGTTATATTTTTCAAACGGACGTAAATTTTCGTTAGTAGTGGGACCACCGTGTGTTCTTTCTGACGTATGAACGGTCGTTGCTAAAGCATGATTCATTGCATATCTAGCCATGTCTTTAGGGCTGACTCTCCTGCTGTTTTCGATCACTTCTCGAATTAAATCTTTTTCAATTTGTTTAATAGGATATGTGTGCTCGCAATGCCATTCATTGGCAAAGTTATCACCTGATAAACCGGCCAACCCTAGCTCATGCATTCTTCCAATGGCCTTGCCAGTGATTAGATCTGTACCGCTATTGCCGGTAGCATGTTGTAATCCCATAACATCTGAATGAAATTTTCTGATACCGCCATTACTCCAATGCACAGTGTCACCAGAAATGCTCGCCTGGTTATATTCAGGTCCTGCGGCAAAACCACCATTGAAAAATCTTTTGTAATAGCAATATTCTTTGAGTTCTTCGATTGTGCGGGCTTTAACATGATTAGCAAATTTTCGCAAGTCGCCGGCCATAAATGCTAATCTTACACCGGCCGTTATAGCCTTTAGAACGGCTTTGTTGGGATCTTGTGCAAGTAGTTTCTGAATATTCAAAACCAACTCCTAAGTTGTTACAATGCACACACTATAACACAAGAACAATTTTGAGTCAATCAAATTGTTAAAATAAAAGTATTATATTTCTGTGCTCAGGTTGTCCAATTTGTCACTGTCCAAATCTACTTCGTCGGGCTCCGACTCACTGTCCTCATATTCAAACAATGCATTGAATTGAGTAGTAGCATTCACAGTCTTCTTGCCCTTAAAGCCTCGTGTGCCCACAATCTCCATCCAATATGTACTGTATTTCTCAACAATAGATTCGGCTTGTTCTCTTGTGGGTGCAGTGAAAATATCTTCCACAATGTCTTCAAAGTAAGCATAGTCACCAGTGCTACGACGCATCATGGCAGGATGTTCTCCTGCATCAAAACGTCTATTGGCTTCTTGTACTGCGGTCAAGTGCATCCAGACATTATGGCCCATGAGTAAAGCATATGAGAAACTGTCCCACGATGTCTTGCCTTCTTTACCATTTTTATTTAGGTCGCCTGGCTTGTAGATACAGATGTCTTTCATCTTGAGAAGTTTGCTTATGGGGCTATCTTCCCAACGTGGTACTACTCCATCGGCAACTATACTTGTACCCCAGGCACGTGTGTCAGTGGCGTACTTTTTGTCGTCGGCTGTAGGAGCCATGCGATACGACCATTTTGAGTTGTTTTCAAAGACATTTTCAAAGTAGACCTGTCCGTTTGCTGTTGCAAGGAACGGACTGGCGCAGTCAAACGAGATTGTGAAGTTTGGATTGACATATTTTCTCACGGCCCTTTGGATTACAGTTAATAAAACAGCCCACTCCAGTTTGGAGGTTCCCAAGAAGTGCATCCAATCATGGACACCTTCTTGAAGTAAATTGTCATAGCGCAATGCCACAATACGTTTGAGTACCAAGTGAACATCACACATGTTTTGTCCGCCCATGGCCCAGCCATTGAAATGCGTATCTGGATATTTTTGTGGATCGCAATAATCCTTCATCATCTGATACCATTCTTCTGCATGAGTATGGTTACCACCTTGCAACACATTCAAGAACTTGGTACCACCGTTTGCCACACCCTTGCGATGTTTCATGAAGTATTCGTTGTTGTAATGTGTTGCCTTGACTGCCTCATCCAAAGTGCTAATGCCAGACTTCCATCCATTCTTTTCATTGATAACAAAACTTGGAATATCAAGTGTCATAGCATAGTCTGCTATACCATCTAACCAGGCTAGTGCTTGTTCTCGTTTGGCCTGAGCCTTGGCACAACCTGAGTTGGCTCGCCAATCACCTTCCCACACACCTTTAGCAATCTGGAAACCACCAGAGTCGCCCAGCATGATTGTGCCAGGCTCTCTGTTCCGTACCATGTCTTCTGACCAGTCTTGTTTAGCAAGATCGAGATTTGCATGCCCTCCAGAGTATAGGGACCAACGGTAAGGGAAAAGTGCTTTGGTAGAGTTAAGCCAATTAAGTTGCTCCATGTCACTAAGGCCCTGAGGCAATCTCGCCGGATCCACATATGGTTCATTCCTTTGCTTGCCTATGAACGTGGCATAGAACCCGCTGATGGCCGGAAGGAACACAGCGTAGTCCGATTGCTTGGCAGTTAAGTCGTCTTGGGTCATGCTTGGTAAAAGTTTACTGTTTCAAATAGTTCACAGTCCTCTTTATAGAAACTGCGAAGTCTATTTAGATAGTCTGGATTGCTTGAAAGTTTTTCATTGATACGATCTACTATATTTTGTTGTAACTCTGTAGTGAACAATTCTGTCACTGTGGGGTTGATCTTTTTAGTAATATTAAACACATTGGTAGGATCTTGATCTTCTGTTGTGAGATTAAACGGTGTACCAGTAAACTGTTCCATCATCTTGCCAAAGTTTTTGGCCAGCTCATCATCACACCGTAACCAAGTGATCTTAGAATGATCGATACCTTTAATAAAATCACATTGTGGTTGAGTGTGACTGTCGAACATTACAGTATCGAATATCATATCCCAATCAACATTGTTTATATGCAATGGATGTTCTGGATCCCATCCTTGCAGATACTGTGCTAGTCCAGTCACCCACCGATTGATAGGATCTCTAAGTATCACAGCATACTGGGCATTCTGTAAATGTTCTGACCATGTTGAAACGTTGATATTGTATTGTGTTGGAATATCTTCGTAAAATTTTTGTGTACGGTAGTTAAACAAATATCCCGGTGTATGATGCTTGGTCCAGCTGCTGGCATTTTTAGGAATGTGAACGTAAATCAAACATCTTGATGGATTATCTTTGACAATGCAATAGCTTTGTCCATTCCCAGCTTGGTTAGGTCCTGCCGGATCACCATCATCAACAAATTTAGGTCCTGTTGGTTTTTTAAACATATCACTTGCTTTGTGCTGGTAAGATATAATTGTAAACAGCAATGCCACTATCCACCGTGATCTTGGCAGCACCATCATCACTGATACGAACGGTCTTGTCCCCAGTCAATGACAGGATACTCATGACTTGTTGAGCAGGCCACGACCAAGCACGTTTCAATTGACCATTTACACCTGGGTGGAACACAAAGTTACCAGCATGTGTGCTATGATCACCAAAGAAAAACTTCAAGTCTCCGTTTTCAGTCTTGGCCTGGAAATGTGGTTCTTCAGCATTGGCCTGTGCTTGCATACGCAGGCGTTGGATGGCAGCCACAGTGGGTTCAAATTCAATGTGCCAGTTTACACCTTTGAACTTGGGCGTCTTGAGTTTTTCAGTCACAATGGCTTCGGCCATGAAACGATAGTTGTTTTGAAAATCGCCTGCGGCATTTTCAAACTTGATGCCATCTGGCTCGCCGCCTGCTCGGCGACTCAAGCTGAGTTTGGCGTTTTCTTTGTACTCCTGCAAGTTCAACAGAATTTTGATCTTGGCCAAGTTTGGCATGCCAAATGTGCCCACAAAGTCTGGATGTGGATTTTTGAATTCACCTTCCACAACCACGCTCATGTCTTCAGCAAGGCCTACAATTTGTGTGGCTTTGTCATCGCCTACAATCTTGATCAAATCAATGCAGCCAAGATCGTGTGTGTGTTGTACTAAGTCTAATAGATAATCTCTCATTTTGTATACTCCTAATGTTTAAGTTTAACAGGTTTATTTAGAATTTGCAACTATTCTGGCTAATGTTTGTCAGCCTCTAAGCGAATCTATTTCTCCAGGTTTTTGGAACTCAAACCATGCAACGTCAGCAGGGCCATTGTGACGATGCATGAGCTCAAATCCCAATGTTTCAGCATGTTCTTGAATCAACGATCCTGGAGTGTAGCACATGTAACTGCGCTCGGCCAATGCAACTCCGTGAGCACGATCACAGTCGTTGTAGGTAAAAAACACCACTCCGCCAGGCCGAAGTTTTTTCCACAGCTCATCCAAGTACTGACATATCAATTCCAATGGTTTGTAATTGAAGTAATTGTAAGCAAAGCAATATCCAAACTGAGCATCTGGCAACAGTGCAAGTATTGGTTTGCCTAGAATCTCTTCAGCTGTGTATAATCTCAGTCTACGTCGATATTCTTCAGTAAATCCTTGACAGGCAGGTTCTAGCAATTCAAGATTGTTGTCAATCATGTACAACGGGTCCAATGGTACCAATTGCTCCACGTGTTGTTCCAGTGCTGGTCTGAAAATCAATCCAGGCACACGCCAATCTGTGTAGCGTAAAATTCTACCTTGTAGTAGTTCAGCACTTTCGGGATCGCAACGTAGCCTACGATTAAGAATGTGTTCGGTAGTGTCATAACACATTTCATGCTGGAACAATCTCAAACTTTCACGCAAGTATTCTGGATGCTGTGCAGTCATAGCGTCAATCACGTGACTGCGTATAGCGTCAATGGTATGATTGAATTGCTGGAAACTTTCATTAATTTTGTTACCATTGGCAATGATGCCTTGTGTAAATTTGTTAAATTGCACATTGTGGTTGGCAATTTTGTGTATCACAGCATCAAGTCTGTGACGGGCTTCTTGATGAATTTGACCTAACTCAAATTCATCAATGTGGTTCAAGTAATCAACAAGTTCGCTCAGTTTCATTCGAATGAAAATAGTGATGTAAAAGTATTTTCTGTGTTGGTAGCAGACGCAAGGTCCCATTCCAACACACCCAGCAAGTTGTCGACCTTTTGATCCACAACAGTTGCTTCCATTAGCCCATCGTCAAACGGCAGTTCAGTAAACCATGCAGGCAATCTTTGCTCATCTGTAGGATAGCCAATTGATGTCCATCCAAGTGCATTTGATTTGAGTTTGCACACAATGGTTTTCATACCATCCACAACCTGCATTGAGTAGTTGTCTGAATTCATTCTACGCATTTGATTCCAATTCATTGCGGCACGAACGTGTCCTGGCATGTTTGCTTTGCCCAGGCGTGCTTCCTCTGCCGCATATTTGGTCAAGTTGTTCACACGCTTAGGCGATCCTTTTTCCCAGCCTGGACGCTCTTTAAACTCATACTTGAATTCTCTAATGCGTTCAATGATCTCATCTCGTTGTGTACCTGCCAGTACTTTATTTAGAATTTCTAACAGGAAGTCTTGAATTACTTTGGGGGTATCTGAACGCTTGAGATCCAAGCCCATGGCCTTGGTCTTGCCAATCTTGCCGTCTACATCCAGTCGCTTGCCTTCCAAGTCAATGATGTTCACAGCATAACGCTTCTTGGTAATGAACAAACTGCGGTCAGCAACCAGTTCACGACCTGCTTTGATCAACGCACCCATGTCTCGGGGACAATGGAACGCCTGTTCCATAAACGCTGGAAAGCTCTCATTCACTTGATCAGCAATTGAGTCGTACAGTTGGATGCAGATTTCTTTTGACCATTCCATCCGTCCTTCTGCAACTTCTTTTTCCAGTATGGGCCACGCAGAAAAATAGCATGAGTCTGTATCACCATAGATGATGGCCTTGCCTGTGTGATCATATTCGCCTGTGATGCACTCATTGATGTGAGCATCCATGTGCTTGGCAATACTTCGACCTGCCAGTGTGGTTGACTGCCCAATACGCTTGTCAAAGAATCTACAGCCTGGATTCAAAATAGCACCATACAAGCTATTCAAGTTAATCTTCTTGACCAATTGACGTTTGTCCCAGAACGCAATCTCTTTGGGATCCTTGGTCTGCTTCTTCTTGGCTTGCAGTTCTTGTCGTTCACGATACCAGCGTTCCAGCAGGCCAGGGATGATACCTTTCTTCTCGTAAGTGAGAATGGTACCATTGGCAGTAAGGATCCAAGGTTGATTTGAGTCAAAGATCATGTGCCAGATTTCCATAGCAGAGTGTACTGACTCTTCGCCACCTTCCCAGTCAATGGTAATTTCTGTACCACGTTGCTGTTCCATCACAGCAGTATACTCTAAACTGGCAAACAAGCCTTCCCATGCAGCCGCAAAACTTTGTCCCTTGGCCATGTTGGATTTGATCAACTGATCAGTCATGGTTTGCCGCAATTGGCCCACCACAGTTTCTGGACCCATGTTCATGGCACGAATTGCAGATGGATATAGACTGTTGATGTCCACTGACCCAATCCACATGTGCAGGCCCTTTTTAGGATATGCCACATAAGCACCTGCGGCCTGGGTGTCATCATCTGTAAGGCGTTGCTTACGATTGGGCACAACCATTCCACGCTCGTGTGCTTCATTGATAATGGCCTGTTCAGTCACTGCCACAGCACCCATTGTGGTTTGTAGCAACACAGTATTGGCGTGTGCCAGTTCATTGGCTAGGTCCAAGAAACGCAATTTCTTGTCTAACTTGGCAATGATCATGGTGTCTTGGCGGTTGTACTCAATAAACTTTTTGAAGTGCTGGTTGTACAACTGATCCAGTGTGCCTTCAAATTGTGTTTTGCGTTCACCCAGCTCGTACTCGCCGATAGCATCCAAACTATATGAGTGGCGTTCCTCGTATGTGTACTTGCGATACAACTGCATGTAGTCCATATGCACACGACCGACTAAGTCGTAAGTTTGATTCTCTGCGCCAAAGCGTTCAAACATTCTTTGCTTGGGAAACTGTCCCCACAAACAAAAGCGTCGTGTGTCATCCTTGCTGAGTATTCTTGTGGTACGATTTACTGTGTAAGGAATGTCGTAACCTTCTGAGTTCCAACCTGTAAGTACATCCGCACCTTCAATCACATCCAAGAACATTTTGATCATGTCTTCTTCACGCTCAAACAAGATGGTATTTTCAAACTCGGCCACCAGCTCTTGTGCAGTATCCCAGCTTAGATGTTTAGGCGGCACCGCCAGTGTGATCATCTGATCCAGCCAATCTAAATATACAGATATAGCAGTGATAGGATTGAAGGGATCTGCCACAGGCGAGAATCCACGCTCTGCATCAAACGCAACTTCGATGTCAAAAAATGCTGTGTGCAGTTCTGGAGCATCTTGGTCTTTGTAGTTCTCTTCCAAACATCTAAAGATAGGATTGATGTCTGATTCATACAACTGCTTGCCCGACTGGCTGCGAACTTCCTTGCGAAATTCTTTGTTGTTGCGCGATGAGAATCTATTTACAGGTGTGCCGTAGATGCTTTGAAACTTGCCTCTAGGATCGTCATAATAGAAAATGTAGTTGGCAGGATATTCCTTGTAGACTCGTTCGCCATCGCGGCGTTCTACTACATGTATGCGATCGTGTTCACGATCAAAAAGTGCGTCGATATAACTCATTGTTCTCCGTTTGTGGCCGGTAAGCCATGATTCATGCTCGTAACGAGAGCGACTCGCAGATATTTATATTAGACAGTGTGTTGACAGGAAATCTTATCATGCTCGACTCAAGTCGTTTGTGATACAGTGTATACCAGCGTCCCAAAAATAACGATGCCTAAACGGCGACACATGAACTTCAATACCGTGTCTAGCACAGGCTTTTTCAACTTGATCATTGTGGCTGGATACCACAATGTTCTTTTGATCTATCACAAGTATGTTGACATCAAACACAGTTTCACTAGCATTGCCTACCCAAGACTCAAAGTAATGTTCAACCATGTGTACAAGATTAGGATCTGATTCAAAGCCCGGAATGTTCCAGCGGCCTCGATTGTGCTTCATGCTGGCTCGAAATTCCGCAGTGTCTGCATAATCACTTGGTGGCAAGTACACCACTTCCCATCCAGGAAAAGTGTCTGCGTAAGTTGGCACATCTCGTAGGCTAATGATCAATCCAGGAGTAACTGGGCAATAGGTAGCATCTCCGTGACCGCCAGCATTCACAATGCGATTGCGTGTGCGCGGGAACAGTTGATTGACTTTGGCCAACAGTTGTGTTTGATCTTCATCATAACTTTGAGTGGCAAAATACAAGTCTTGACCAATGCGACTCACAAAGCATCCTGACACTACATCAAGATCTGTATGTCGTACTGTGTTGCCTTGTGACAACACATGCTCAACGACGTTTTGATAACAACTCAATTTAGCACGATGTTGTGCAAGATCTCTATGTTGAAATTCTGTCCAAGTCAGTTCAGTTTGATTGGCGTATGCTCTTTGAGCATGTGAGCTGTTTGGCTGTTGCGGAACCCACAGTTCATCATGAATCATGATGAAATAATCTCTTGGAGTTACAGGCGGTGGCACCCAATGATCATGAATTTTCAAAGCACTGAGATCCTCAGGCAGTTGAGGCCGCAACACACGGATTCCGAACCGGCTTTGCAATAGTGCAATAAGGGCTTGATAATCTTGTTCAGTTTCTTCTGCCAACGTTTGGAAACGTTGGCGTGTGTTGCGATCTTGGATCCAATAGTAATAATCCGGCGGGTACGTCATACCGACCACGCATACCTGTAATGGATCCCAGTGTTGAAAAACTTGATAGCTCAAAGAGTTTTACCAACTGTTTCTAAAATAGTTTCCAGGGTTTCGTGATCCTGTTTGGCTTTGCCAAATTCAGCTTTGTGTGCCAGCTTGATTGCTTTTTTAAGTACAGCAGGCTTGATTTCCAGTTCTTCAGCCACAGCCTTGATGGTGTCAGTAAGTCCGCCGTTGAGAGTTTCAATTTCGTGCATGACTTGCATGCCTTCGTTGATGATCTGAGTGAGTTTGAGTTTTTGCTCGCCGTTAAATGTTTTGCCGCTCATAGAGCCTCCTAAAACAATAGTATATAGATTTATTTAAAGAAAGTCAATGTATGGTTGCTCGTTTTGGATCATTGGGTAGCGAATCCAATGACCCGGGCAGAAGCCGCCCACTCGGTCCTAAGGCCAGAGTTCTTATGTACGACGGATTTGTTTGATTAGGTGGCGGCTTGGATCAAAGTTTTTGCTCCAAGTCAAAGTTTCTGCAACAATCTTCTCTCTTAGTTTTTTCTTTTTAGTCTTTGTGGGCAGAGTTTTTGTTTGCTTTGTAGGCAGTTTGACCTTGCGACCTGTGTATCCAGGAACCTTGCCGGCTGCTCCTGAGCCAGAGGCGTCTGCTGGAGCAGGTGCGGGTGGTCTACTAGCTCTTTTTGCTATCTCAGCATCAAGAACTGCTTTCATTTTTGGATGTAAATCTGTTCTTGCGGCAAATCTGGATAATACTTCATCAGGTCCTTTCTGAACATCTCTAACTAAATTAGCTATTTGAACATCACTTGGTTCATGTGCTGTCGCTCCTGGTGCTGGCGCTGGTGCTGGAGCAGGCTCTGCTGCTGTGACTCCCAGTTGATTTACAAAACTCAACAATGCTTTGGCATCTTCTACTGACAGATTGGCCAATTCAACTTGTATATCGTCCCAGCTCAATTCGCCTTGCCCTACATACTTGGTACCAGCTTGTTTGCCTTTAGCGTATGCTTGTGACATTCCAGTGAATGCACCTCTTGTGGCACCAGCAGCAGTTGAAAGCGCACGTGGTGTTGCAGCAATTGCTGAACCTGTGGTTTTTAGAGCTTGTTTGCCCATGTCGTATGCTTGGCTCATTCTGCTTTTGTTTGGTACCACAGGTGCGACTGTAGGAGGCAAACGTTCTTCCAATGCACCAGCGGCCTTTTTAGACAATATCTGTTTGACTATTTCCAACTGCTTGGCGTCAAGAGCTTGAATGGATTGCACTAGAGGTTTGTTTTGCATCACTTGTGATGCGGCAATTTTGGCATACAACGGATCGCTTGGAGAAATCTTTTGTCCACCAATGCTGACTGTTTCAGGCTTGCCACCAGTTGGGGTTCCTGCAATTGCTGATCCCAATGCACCGGTTGCGGGTTCTGCAGTAGGTTCTGTGCCAGCATCACCAGCAGGTGTTGATGACAGTGCTTCAAGTTCTTTGTTTAGCGCATTGCGTCTTGTTTTGTAGGCTGCATCTAAATTGCGCAGTTCTGTTTTGACTGTGTCAGCATCTCGTGTGGCTGCTGCGCCACCGCCACCGCCAGAAGCAGCAGGTGCAGGTGTTGCTGTTGCACTACCACCTGACGGCCCAGAAAAATCACTAGGCACATAGGGCTTGCCGGTACGAGGATTAATCGTATTAGATCCAATTGGCATTTCTGCTTTACCGCCGGCCTTGGCGCCAGATGTGTCACCATAGGCTGCGCCGGGCACTGTGCTGCCAGCATCATCTTCGCCACCAATGCCTTTTACTGATCCACGATAACCTTTTTTAATTGCTCGACCCAGGCCTTGCGGAATACCTGCCACAGCGCCTGCTGTTTTACCAATGCCGCCGACAAGGCCGCCAATGCCTCGACCAACCTGGTCCAGGCTAATTTCGTCAAGCTGTTGCTCGTTGATTGTGGTAGTTGGTTTGATTAGATCAGTGTATATCATTTTAGCGTTCATCCAAATAATCTTGTTGGCTTGTTTGTTGAGCCTGTTGTTTCATTGCTCTGCGTTTTTGAAACAACTTTACTGCCATGTCAGCATGGTCTAGGTTTTTAAATTTGCTGGGCATGGATCTATTACCTTGCCGCAGTTCAAATCCATCCTTTTCGTTGCCATAACATTCAAAGGTAACACCATATTCCATGGCGTAACTTTTTACCGGAGCAGATGATGTTTCTGACATGTCATTGATAGGCTGTTGTGGGTTGCCTAACTGAGTGTCTACTTTGTCTTCAATGCCATGCACTGTGCTGGGATCTGTCAACTCGTAGTCATCTTCTTCAATTTCTTCTTCGGCCTGACCTTTTTCTATTGCGTCAACTGCTT